TGTTCAGTTGCGACTGCAGGCTCATGCTTCATCCTCATGTGAGCCAACGGCTGCGGATCAGGCGACGGGCCGGTCGTTCAGATCCTCCACGAGCTCCAGAAACACCAAGGCCACCTGAATCGGTGGCCTCGGCGGGTTGTTCGGTGACTGCCTCCGGTGGAGACAGTCCGAGTTGTCGTTCAAGTTCGCGCCAGTGCCGATCCTCGAAGCGATCGAGGCCGGAGGCTGCGGCAGCGGCCCGGGCATAGACATAACAGTCCAGCGCCTCGTTGCGTTCGCGCATCTTTTGCCACTCCCGGATGGCGAAGCCGTTCCGGTCGCGCCGGGTAATCAGTTGCTCGGCGCACAGTTGCTGCAGAAACTCGGCATCCACCTTGGGAAGATGAACAAAGCCAGCCGGATAGCGGATCGTCAGGCCATCCTCAGTAACCTCAGGTGATTTCCTGAGGTTGTTATAGAACTCCAGCTTGGCGATGCCACCAGCCACCGAGAACACCTTGATGCCTCGGCGCAGCTTCTTGCCACCGGTCGTGGCATCTACCGCTGTAGGCGTACCCACCAGTGCCGCTCCTCGGGCCACCCCTTTGACGGCCATCAGACGCGGGTCGCGCACACCCCGGACAAACGCATAGGCTTCCTGCGTCGCGAAGCCGGTATCCAGTGCCAAACGTCCCAGTCCAAGCTGGCAGCCGGTTTCATGTGTCCAGGTTTCCCGCAGTACGCTGGCCAGTGCTTTCCACACCTCGTCGCGAGCGGTATCGCCCATCAGCACGCGATGCTCGACCAACCAGGATTCCTTGCCACGCCCGAAGGCCCACACCGAGACCTCGATGCGATCCTTCTGCACGTCGGCACCGGCGGTAAGCAACAGGCCACCAACCGGGATGGTCCCGATCCGATAGTCCTCGCGTCGTTCCAGCAAGCGCTGCCAGTCGGGCGCTTCGCCTTCCTCGACCCAGGTTTCCCCGAGTTCGGTGTTCTTGAAGGTCTTGATCGCAGCGGCAGATCCGGCTTCCTTACTGATGGCACTCTCCCAGGCAGCCGCGACATCTTTCCAACTGCGCCAGCCGATTGGGCTGTACAGACTCGACAGGTGGAAGCCGGCAGTGCGACTGGCACCGTCGGCCATGGACCGCCATTCGCCGTGCTCCAGCATCCAGGTCTTGTGGTGTTCCGGGATCGGCACATCACAGGACTCGCAGACATAGGCGGCGGTATCCGGGAAGTTGCGATCCTCACCACGCTCCCAGCGCAGCTGCTCGAAGCGCAGCCATTGCCGGTGACCACAATGCGGACACGGCACGAAGTAGCGGCGCTGGTCCGAGGCTTCGTATTCCCGTTCGATGGTGCTGACGCCGGCAATCGTCGGTGTCGACACGATGAAAATCTTGCGCCGTGAAAACGTCCGGGTACGGGCCTCAGCCAGCGCGACCGCATTGCCTTCGCCATCGACGTCAATCGGATAGCCATCGACCTCGTCAAGAAACAAGTAGCGCACCGGCATCGAGCGCAGTCCGACCGCGCTGTTCGCTCCGGTCATCACCAGGACGCCACCTCTGAACTCCTTGGCCAGAATGGTGTTGCCCGAGTCGCGGCTTCTGGCCGGCGCGATCAATTCACGCAGAATCGACGATTCATCGATCAGCGGATCGATACGCTGCTTGGAGTTGCGCTTGGCCATCTCCACAGTCGGCCAGACCGCCATCATTGGACCGGGTGCGTGATGAATCACGTAGCCGATCCAGTTGCTGCCCATCTCGGTCGCACCCAGTTGGGCCGCTTTCATGAACACCACGCGCTCGACCGGCGAGGTCGGCGACAGGCAATCCATGATGGCCTTCAGATACGGGGTGCGGCTGGTGCGCCAGCGGCCCGGTTCTGACGAGGCCTTGGAGGACAGCATGCGATGCCGATCGGACCATTCCGATACCGACAGCAGCGGATCCGGGACAAGCCCCTCCCGCCAGGCACGCTCGATATCGAGGGCGCCTTCGTACTCTTCCTGTTCCATCAATCCACCCGGGGCCGCATATCGCCGAGTTCGATCAGATGATCGCGCACGGCAGACTCCAGGGCGACATGCAGTTCATGGGCATCGACTTCCAATTTGGCAGCCATCTCGGCCGAAACCCGGGCTGGCCAGTTGAGCCAGGCATCGCGTTCGGTCCGTGACAGCCTGAACACGTGAGCAATGGCCTGCGATCGATCAACCAGATCACCCTTGAGCTGCGCCAGGCGAATCTTGTTGGTCTGAGCCTTGACGACTTCATTGACGGTCCTGGCCTGTAACAGGGAGGTGCCACCAGCGGACAGAGTCGGGGCGACATGTTCGATCGGAGTGTTTGACTGGCGTATCGGCTCCGCTGCCGGCGAAGCTGATTTGGCCGGGGCGGATTTTCGAGCGGACACGGTGTTTTGTGCCCACTCCAGGTCGGCCCGGTTCGGTTCGATCGTCCCATCTGACTCCGGCGTAATGCGACCTGTATCGATCGCCTTCTTGACCGCTACATGAGAGACGCCGCGATGGCGGGCGTAAGCGCGAATCGACAGACCCATGATCTACATCAAGCATTTCTTTTGAGTTCGAGCAGATTCCACTTGTCTTCCCGATTGAATGAAGCGTTCATGTAATCGTCATCAACACCACCTCGGGAGCGAAGCATGAACAGCAAACAAACCGTCGAAGCCAAAGTGATCGATACCAACCATCAGCTGCGCGGCTGGATGAACGTCGATGTCGAGTTTCACCAGAACCTGCCCGTCGAGGTGACCCACAACGGCAAGACCTACAGCTACACCGGCAAAGACGGCGTCTGGATGTCCTCCGGTCGCGAAACTCGCGAGATGGCAACGATGGACGACGCCCGCCTTTGGATCACCCTCGACGGCCGCACCGTCCTCGAAGACTGAAACTTATCCAACCACCAGGAGATTGCCATGACGAATCGAATCACCCTCAGCAACACCCAGTATGAAATCCTCGAACATGCCATCGATCACAACGACGGCCAGATCATCTGGTTCCCCGACAACGTGAAGGGCGGTGCCCGCCACAAGGTGATCCACGGCCTGCTCAACAAGGCGCTGATTACCCGTGACGACAACGCCAACTGTTGCGTCACCGCCGAGGGCTACGTCGCCCTGGGTCGCGACATGCCAGCGCCTGCGGCCCTTCACCCCGACCCCGAAGTGGAAGCCACCGTAGCGCCCGGCAGGCCCCGCACGCGCGAGAACAGCAAGCAAGCCACAGTGATCCAGATGCTGCAACGCCCCGAGGGGGCAACCATCACGCAGATCTGCTCGGCGACCGGCTGGCAGGCGCACACGGTGCGCGGTACCTTCGCCGGGGCTTTCAAAAAGAAACTCGGGCTCAACCTCACCTCGGACAAGGCCGATGGCGGGGAGCGCATCTACCGGATCGCCTGATCCGGAAACGATCAGGGCGGCCCGGTCACCCGTCGCCGCCCTGATCTATCCCAATGGAGGTGGGATTACTTCTTGGCTTTTTTCTTCGGAGCCACGGCGGCCTTGAAGCCAGCGCCGGCCTTGAAGGTCGGAACGGTCGTGGCGGCAATCTTCAGCGCTTCGCCGGTCTTCGGGTTCTTGCCGGTACGGGCAGCGCGCTTGGAAGCCTTGAAGGTGCCGAAGCCGATCAACGCGACGTCATTACCCTTGGCAACAGACGCGGTAATGATTTCGAGCAGTGCATCGATGGACTTGCCAGCGGCTGCTTTGGAGACTTCGGTCTTGGCTGCCAGCGCTTCAATCAGTTCGGATTTGTTCATCTTCGTGGGCTCCCTTTCGTTTGGAAAAGGGCGATTCTGCCACCAATCAATCTTTCTACAGAATGGACTTGCAATCATTCCAAATCGAAGCGTTCATGCGGGTGTCACAACAATCAACTGAACGGAGACCTACATGACCACCACCATCCGCGCCCGATTTACCCGCAAACCCTGCAAGCTTGACGAGGTGCTACACAACAGCGACTCCAGCGCACCGCTTGAGTCGATCACGATTGAGTTCCACAAGGAACTGACCG